ACCCAACAAGCAGAGACATATCTGATGCGCGTATACGCTGTTTAGTTAAAGCGATTGCAATGCACGGCTTAGGAATGTGCTTGTACATGGGTGAAGTTAAGCCGCAGAAAGTAACTGATGCGACAAAGGAAAAGGAAGCCTATCAAGATATGATTGTTGACCTACTGCCTAGCGTTAAAGCTATCAAAGACGGCATAGCTACTAACGATTATGCAACAGCTAATGAGGCATGGAAAGAGTTAAGCGACACAGAGAAGCAACTGCTATGGAAAGCACCAAGCAAAGGTGGGGTGTTTAGTACGCAAGAACGCTCCATAATGAAAACCCCTGAATTTAGACAAGCACTATAGGAGTGTATTATGAAAGTTGGAATAAGTGTAAGAATAGACGTAACAAAGATAGACAAAGAACGCCTGTACAAGGGAGCAAAAGGGACTTATTTAGACCTGACGACCTTTGTTGATACTGCGGTAGCTGACCAGTATGAGAACAATGGCTTTATCAGTCAGAGTCAGACTAAGGAAGAACGCGAAGCTAAGGTTAAAACGCCAATCTTAGGCAATGTAAAAGTGTTCTATACAGACAGTAGCTCACCTGCGGGATCAGCCGCACAAGGCAAAACAGCGGTAGAAGAAATGAGTATGGATCAACTGGAAGATGACATTCCGTTCTAGTTAAAAACCCCGCCCCCGAAAGGGCGGGTAAACCATAGGAGTGATGGCGGGGAAACCATCCCGACCAATTTAACACATAGGAGCATCAAATGATAGATTTTGGGAAGTCATTAAAGAGAGCGCAAGAGAGCAAGAATATAAACAGTAGCGATCTGGCTAGGAGTTTAGGCGTTCACAGGCAACAGGTTAACATCTGGCGTAATAAAAAGAATTGTAGACTGGATACAGCAGTTAAGATTTGCAAGGCTTTAGATTACAAATTAGACGAGTTTATTACCCTATAAAAGAAAACCCCCTGAAAAGGGGGCTTTACAAATGCAAGTATTATTGCAATACTCTATGTGCGGATAGAGAAAGGTTAGCTTAACACATTATTATAGTGTCTTGTAACATCAACCCCTTTCTTTTTTCGCGCTTTAGTTATCGGGCTAGAGGCTGGCGAATCTCTTAAATCAAACGCCAGAGCGAAGTTGACCCTCTTGACATAGCCCCTGATGCAGATCGGTTTCTGCGGATGGATAGATTAGATATTCGATACGATAACGAAATAACCGCGAAGTTGCTCATGCCCTTTGATCGAATTTTTAACTCTGCGTAGTTAAAGGGTTAAATGTGCATTTCAATATATATTTGAATACATAATATTTACTAAATCAGGCGAGGCTTGACCGAGCCATAGGAGATTAAAATGACACAACATGAACGTATTTATAACTACTTACTCGAAAACAAAGTAATCACTGCTAGAGAGGCAATGCTTGATCTAGGTATCTACAGGTTGTCTGCAAGAGTATCTGAGATGCTTCAAGATGGATTCAGTATCAGCAAGAAAAGAATCACTGTTAAAAACAGATGGAACGAGAAGTGCAATATAGTTGAATACAGTTTAGGTGCTGACAATGTTGCTTAATAACGGTGATACCTATACGCCGGAAGATGCTGATGTTATTGCATGGGAAAAATCTTATCCTGCTATCAATGTTTACCAAGAGCTTAATGCAATGGAGTCATGGCTTGATGCCAACCCTACTAGGAGAAAAACGCCTAAAGGGATTAAGAGGTTTGTTAACTCATGGTTAGCTAGAGCGCAAGATAAGGGTGGATCACCGCAGGTTAAGAGCAAGACCCATAGCATCAGGAGCAGAAACATAGAAGATAGCCTAGCGGATGTTAGCTGGGTACAAAACGTAGAAGCAAAGAACAGAGCCATTAACTATTTTATGGGTAAGTATGGTTTCTACTGGGATGGAGAGAGAAAAAATGGGTAGTATTAAACGATTGGAATACAGAGGCAATCATCCTGACCTAGTCAATGGCCAGTCATATACATACAGAGAGTTTGCTAAGGTTGCAGGTGTTAGCTACAGAACATTTGTTAGCCGAGCTTTTAACAAGCGTTATATCTCTGATGCTGAGTTAGTGCCATTGAACACACATAAGATACCTAAGCAGTGGAAGAATAAGCCTGACCTGACAATTTCCAGGATGGAAACCTACTTGGATCAGGTAAGTCAGAACTGGTTAAGAAAGAGTCTATGACTCAGGGGGCATTTGTGAAATTTAACAATAAGCAAGATGTAGAGAAAAAGGCTAAGTACCTAATCGACAACATGATGGATTGGGACTTTAGCCGCCCCCTTGCTGTTAAGCTAGAGCCATACCAGAACCCAAGAAGCCTAAACCAGAACGCCTTACTGCACATCTGGTGCAGGGAGATAGCTAAAGGCATGGAGAAGAAAGGCTTTAAGGTTACAGAGGGTGATGCACTGGAAGCATGGAAGCTATGGTTGAAGCGTAGGTTCATAGGAACGGATGATTTCCAGATTAGTAAGACAGAGATAAAGGGGCAAGTTAAGCGAAGTTCTGATCTAAATAAGGGTGATATGGTGCATTTTATGGATCAATGCTATCATTGGGCGAGAGAGCAGGGGATAAACCTAACAATTCCAAAAGAATGCGAGTACGCGGAGTTGCTAAAACAACAGGAGAGCTAAGGGATGGACAAGATAGACCCAAGAACACTGTTAGAGTTAGACATACCGAAAACCAAAAAGCAGATCGAGTACCTAAAAGCCGTAATAGAACATGGCACTCACAACAAAGCCGCTAAGAAATTAGGCGTTAACAGGCGGTCAGTTGATAAAAGCATCAAAGCAGTAGAACACAAAGCCGCATTAGTCGGAGTTGCACCCCACCGAGACTTAACCCGCCAGACCGCAGAGGGATTTGAAGCCAAGCGAATCTCTACAGCATACAAAGACGATGGATCAGTAGCCTTGCAATGGGTTATCCAAGAGCCACATAAACGCGATATGCGCGCAAAGATCGAAGCCCTACTGGATGGCTTAACCGATGATCTAAAAGGGCTTAAAAAGCCACAGAAGCCCCCTAAAGAGGTAGATGCAGACTATTGCGCCATGTATCTTATAGGCGACCACCATTTTGGTATGCTTGCTGACTCAGATACGAAACTCGATGACGATGATTGGGATGTTAAGATTGCTACTAAGGTGCTAATTAACGCAACCAATAGGCTTGCTAACAGAGTAGGCAATGCAAAGACAGGCGTTTTGGTCAATGTGGGTGACTTCTTTCATGCCGACTCTAGTGCTAACACTACCACAGCAGGAACGCCAGTAGACGTTGATACACGAATCGGAAAGACCTTTAAGCTGGCAGGTCGGTTGTTTCAGTTTCTTATAGATAAGATGCTAGAAATACATGAGGAAGTTGTTGTTATCAATGTAAGAGGGAATCACGATTCAGATATGGCTTGCCACTTGTCTAGTTGCTTAGAATTACTGTACAGCAAAGAGCCTAGAGTTGATGTAGTCAAAAATTACTCAAAGTTTATACACTGGGAGTGGGGTAATAATTTATTTGTCTACCATCATGGTGATAGAATAAAGCCAGAGCAGATATTGCAGACTGTAGTAACTAATCTAGATGAAGAATGGTCTAGGTGTAAGAATCGTTACTGCCACTTGGGACATATTCACCATCATGTTGAGCGCGAAATAGGAAGTCTCAATTATAGCTGGTGGGGTTCTCTGACTTCTGCAGATCAATGGCACAGTGATTCAGGCTACGGAGCAAATAGATCAATGACAGCTATTGTTTATCATAAAGATTATGGCGAAGATTCAAGAGTAAAAATTAACGTGGATGCGGTTAAATGAGCAAAATAATAAACTTTCCAGATGGTGGCGATGATGATAATTCAGGAGATATTACAGTTAATAAAGAGTATTGTTCTACTTGTGGGGGCGGCCTTGAGTTGTGGACTTCTACTGATTTTGTGGCTTATGGTGTTTGCTCTCGTTGCGATCTGGGAGTTGGTACACAGCCCATTATTCTTGTATCGGGTACTGAGCATTAAATGGCAAAGCGCAAAAAAGCAACAGTAGCCCAAGAGGTAGAGAAAGCCGCCAAGCTATTACAGCGTTACGTAAGGCTAAAAGCATCTGATGATAATGGATACTGCACTTGCGTTACCTGCGGCAAGGTAGACCACTACAAGGCGATGCAAGGCGGCCACTTCATTCCCAGAGGAAGAACTATTTTAAAGCTATATGAACCCAACATCCAAGTCCAATGTGCCTCATGCAACTGCTGGGGCATGAAACAGGCTCATTATGTGTTGCGTTATAGAGAATGGATGGTC